CATTGCCACTTGTCGCCGTCCTTGATCCGCATCTCGGATTCCATCTGGCTCAGGTACGCGATCTTCTTTTCGTCGTTGTCGACCTCGGCGAGAGCCTCGACCGGCACCTCCCATGTCGGGCCTCGGCTTGGATCTTGATTGCGGCGGATCCGCGAGAGGGCGTCTTTGATGTTGAGGTTCGACCAGTAGAACATCTGGGCGACTTTGCCTGCCGAGCAGTTGATCGAGCGCTTCGGGGAATAGAATCGGTCGAGTGACTTGACCCGGACGCCGACGCCGAGGCGTTGCTTTAGTCGGTGAGTCCATGTTGCCTTGCGGTCACCCATCAACGCAACCCATCCATGCTCGGCACAGCGTTGGTAGACCTCGTAGGAGTTGAATCCGGCATCGACGCCGACGAGGGAGGATGAAACGCGGTACTTTTCCTGCTGTTCGAGCAATTCTTCCCAGGTATGGGCCGTGCCCCAGTCGATCCGGCGGCTGGATCCATCGGGGCTCCATTGGGTTATGAGGTACCAAAAGTGATCCATCTGGACATCGACGGTCATCACGCGCAGCCGAACCGGCGGGTCGTCGTCCTCATCCGGCACCCGGATCTTGCCACCGATGATCGCGCCTTCCTTTTCCCAGGCTAAATCGCCGCGCGCGTAGGTGCTGTCGGTGATCTTGATCGAGAAATCCTCGGTGTATTCGGTGAACGGAAGAGCGAGACGCTTCTGCCAGAAGATTTTGAGTTGCTCCATGTCGCCAGTGCGTGCCGACGCTTTTGCCCGAAGGTAAATCTCGGCGAGGTTGCCCCATGATCCAGCGCAGAGGCCATTCCAATGGAAGCCGACATTCGATTTCGCCGCTCCGGGGTTCTGGGAGACATAACGCGCGCCGTTCATAGGGTTGTTGAGCTCACGCCGTGATCGGTCGGTATCGGGAAATCGGGTGCCACACTCGCAGAACATTTCGGTGGTCTCGCGCACGCGCTCGTAGTCCCACGCGCCATCTTCGAGGCGGCAATCCTTCGACCATTCGATGTTTTCCCATTTCCATGGCTGCGTCGTCTTGCAGCTCGGGCATCGCCAGCACCATTCACGCTGGTCGGTCGATCGAAATTTCCGATCGGTGTCGTCGTCCACCTCGCCGGCCTGCGACACGAAGAACCTTTTTCCCAGCCACCCGAAGGCGGTGACCCGTGCCTCGGCCTCGGCCATGTGACCGGATGGCCAGCGCCAGGTCTCATCGCCGATCAACCAGCGGATCGATCTCCTTTGAAGGTTGGTCTTGGAGTGAGCACCGAGCACCCAGCCAGTCATGCCGTTGAGAAATGCGACAGAGTTGCGCTTGAGCTTGTGCCTTTCGGTCCCTTGCTGGCGCGGCAAAATCTCCCGAATCGGCGCGCATTGCTTCCAGAGCACCTGCAGACGGTTTTCCATCTGATCTTTTGCGTCGGAGTCTGTCTGGTCGAGCCAGAGCATCGGTCCGGGCGCGTTCGCCGCGATCCAGCAGGATCCAAGCTCGGCGGTCATGGTTTTGCCCGCCTGAATCGCCGCGATGATCGAAACCAGCGACACCGACGGATCTGCCAGTGCCTCCAATGGTTCGCGGATCCATGGAGAGTTGCCCGATTGGAACCCACCGGGTACCGGCGAGTACGGAATCGACTCGATGTGATCCTCGCACCACTGCCACGGCGGGCGGCGATCGGTGATCACATGCCCAGAGCGCAGGATCTCATCGAGCAGGTCAGTCGTCGGATTTCTTTCGTCCTCTGGTTTCAAGTTTTGGGATCTTCTTTTGATCGCCAGAGTTCATGATCGCGATGTACTCATCGACCACTCGGGCATTTTCTTTGCGGATGTCGACCGCATCTCTGCCGACCAGCAGCGGCGGCAATTCGTTTTCGAACTTGTTCCGAAGCAGGGCGTTTGCCTGTCCGATGTGATAGAGCCACCGCTCACGCACCGCGTCGATCGGGACAAATTGCCCCTTGCGAACCAGCACCTTGAGCTCGCGATCCTCGACCTCGGCGAAGAGTTTCCGCAGGCGAAGTTCGGCCTCGTCGGGTGTTTCGGATTGCCCTTTGGCCGCGAGCCCCTCGGCCTTGATGAAGGCCACCCACTTGAGGACATCATGGGTTCCGTTCGACCGCGGCTTCGGTGATCCCGGCTTCTTCTTCCAAACATCGACGGTCTGGCGAGCAACTCCCAAAACCTCGGCGAGCTCGACCCAGCTTTTCGCGGTCTTTTTGATCTCGGTGACATCCTCGATCGGTTTGTCGGCTTTGGCTTTGTAGTCCTCGATCTGCGACCAGTCATCGCGTGAAAGCGTCTTGCCCTCCTTGAGCTTTTTAAGGATGTTGGCCACATTCGCTTTGCGGATGCGGCTGTACTGTTCAGAGTTGATGTCCATGGCTTGTCAACTGACCGAGGTGTAAGGTCGAAAAGAGTTTTCTCACGTTTTTTCAATGTAGGTCCGCAAAGCCGCGCCCTCGGACCCCTCCCTTAAAAGATTCCTTATGGTCTCTTGAGTAGTGTTCAGGGCTTCGGCAGCGGGGGTCATAGTTTTTCTGCTTTCATCTCATCGAATGTCTTGCCGCTGGCTTCGTGGATGGCTTTTTTTCCTGTGAAGTCCTGCCAGCGGTTTACGATCACATCGCAATACTTGGGATCGAGTTCCATTAGGTGAGAAGTACGACCAGATGACTCGGCTGCGATCAGGGTGGTGCCAGAACCTCCAAAAAGGTCGAGCACCCGCTTGCCTTTTTCGGTCGTAACCCGTAGAGCAGGCTCGATGATAGCCATCGGTTTGACGGTTGGGTGAAGCTCTTTCAACTCCAATTCCTTCGGCACTCGCCAAACATTGGATAAATCTGCGGGTTCTTTTTTGTCAGCTTGGTTTCCCCAGTGAAAGCATAGCTCGTGCTGGGGCTGGAATCTAAAGAATGCAGAGGCTTTTCGAACTCGATCCCAGACGCACAGCGCAGAAGGTTCTCCAAAAACATCAGCCATCAACTTTATTTGATTAAATCGATCCCACTTAAAAAATACCATTTTGGTGCTGTCATCCTCAAGAAAGCCGGGGACAAGGTTGAAAACTTCTTGGAGCCAGTCGATCTCCTTGTCGTTGGCTATAAATGAAACCCTCTTTACAAGACCCTTGCCCGGCTCTCGCTCGTGGGCGGCCTTAGGACTAAGGCCGCCCACGTTGTCGCCGTAGGGTGGATCAGTCAGGAACGTTTGAGCTTTCTTGCCATCCATCAACTTCCCCACCGCATCGATGCTCGTTGAGTCTCCGCACATCAGCCTGTGATTGCCTAGCACCCAGACATCGCCAAGCACGGTCACAGGATCAACTGGCGGCTCCGGCACTTCATCCGGGTCGGTGTTTCCTGTCACTTCTTCCATTTCCATCTCAGCGAGGTCTATCGCACCAAATCCAATCGCATCGAGGTCAACATCCAGATCGCCAAGCTCAGCCAGCTCAAGCTTCAGCATTTCCTCATCCCACCCGCCGCCGATCTCGGCGAGGCGGTTGTCGGCGAGGATGTAGGCGCGGCGCTGCGTGTCGGTGAGGTGGCCGAGCCGGATGCAAGGGACGGTGTCGAGTGAGAGCGATTGCGCTGCCATCACGCGGCCATGACCGGCGATGATGCCGTTGTCCTTGTCGATCAATACGGGGTTGTTGAAGCCGAACTCGCGGATTGAACCGGCGATCTTGGAGACCTGCGCAGCGTCGTGCTTCTTGGCGTTCCGCGCGTAGGGGATGAGTTTGTCTGTGGCGATTTGCTCGATTTTCATATCTCTCCGATTTTGTAAGTGTCGCGGATTTTCTTGATGTCTTCGTCGTACTCATTGGCCACGACATAGTTTTGGCCGGTGGCGATCTTCTGTCCCACATAGGCGTGAAACTCCACGACCGGCAGCAGGTCTTTGTGCAGTGAGTAAAGCATCTCCTCATCGACCTCATCGAACCATCCAGCATCTTCGAGTGAGCGGCGGAACACACAGAGCCGGTTCACATGCGGGATCGCGTTGTCGATGCCTCCGCCAGTCGGCTTCTCCATGTCCTCCTTGGTAGCCACGCGGCCGAGCTTGATGGACTTGCGCAGCATGTCGCCGCTCATCTCCTTCTTGGCCGCTGTCTCCAGCCACATCGATTGGTCGTCAGGGTTTTTGAGTGATGCGACTGCCCGGTGATGGTCAAACGAGAGGCGCTCTTTGCGGATGGTGAGTGGCACATTCTTGGCGACGAGGGCGACGCGCATCAGCGTGCTCACCTCCAACCTCGTGAGGTTGCTGGCGCGAACATAGTCGAATGATCCTGTGGTGGATTTTACCCAGTTGATGGCATCGCCGATGATCCATGTGGATGATTCCCGCATCTTGGCGGCTTTGACGAGGATGTCCTCGATCTCGATCATATCGGGTGCCTCATCTCCGAAGACCAGTCCGGTCGGAGTTGCGGTGATGCGCGGTGTTTCAAATCCCGGCAGTGATGGATTGCTGCGGGCGACCTCGGTGATGATTTCAGTGTCCATGGATCTCTAGTTTTTGTTTTTGTACGGAAAGGATTCGGGCCTGCTGGTACGCCTTGCGTGCGTGTCCACTTCTCATGGCACGGTATGGCTTGATCTTGAGCGCGTCGGTCATCTCGATGCACCTCTTGCTCACTGCCGCCCGTGTGATGCCATGGCGCTTGGCTATGTCGGTCATCGAGTTGCCCTGGTAGGCGAGACCGGCAACCAGTGTCGCGCAGTCCATGGTGAGTCCGGGGTTTTTGTCACTGGCCAGCTCGCCGATCAGCCGGCGCATGATGTCCCAAATCTGGTCGCTGTTGATGGTTGATGGCGGCTCTTCGTTCGGTTCTTCATCCTCATCGGCATCGAATGTTTTTGCGCTGTAACTCTCCGCCGCGTCGCGTGAGAGACCGACGCCATTCGAGGAGCGGGCGAGGTCGGGTTTGTCGATCCCCATGCTGGCGACCTTCCTTCGCTCTTCGGGCGAGAGGCTGGCGATCCACGCTTGGTACTCTTTGGCGTACCGAGCATCCTCGCGATCTTGGCGCATGGTGTAGGGATCTTCGTCGCTCATGGCGGATTTGTTGTCATTTGATGCTTTGGGAGGATTAGTGCAAAAGGTTTCATCCTAGGATTGCATTTTCTTCTTTTTGATAGGATCGAAGAACTCGGCGAGCTCCTCGCGGCTGATGGTTGGCCTCGATGAGACCGGCATCGGGATTGTGTTCGGCGGTGGGCGTGATGCCTCTTGTTTCTTCCTCCAAGCGGAGGCGTGAGTCCAAACATCGGATGGGTTCTCAAGGAACTTTGTCCGGCTTCGAGGTTGCCATGCTGGGACGCCTTGCGGGATCTTGGCGTAAAGGTAATCCTTCATCGTTTGCCATTGGGCCGCTGTTAGCTCAGAAAGGCACCGTGACGCCTCCGAAAGAAGTTTTTGCTCTGTGTATGCCAAAGGCAGCTCCCAGCCGCTCCTGAGCGATCTGACGCGCTTTTCAAGATCGAGCATCGATTGAGCGTTTTCGGTTGGCATGTTCTCGGCATAAAAATCCTCCGCGCTCTCGCTCGCTTCGCTTTGGGGGGTAGGGGGGAGAGATTCTATTTCCTTTCTATTCTCCTTCTCCTTCCTTTCTATGGGTTTTTCGTTGGGTTTATGTTGGGTTTCTCGTTGGGTTTCTCGTTGGGTTTCTCGTTGGGTTTCTCGTTGGGTTTCTCGTTGGGTTTTGGGTGGGCGACCACCGAGCTTCCCATTTGATTGTGCCGCTGCTTGCTTTGCAGGGGTGCGTAATTTTCCAAGCTCCCTGAGCTGTTGCACCTCTCCCTCTTTCTCGATCGGATAGCCCCAGACGATCAGTGTCTCGCCATCCCATTGCCAGAGGTCGCAGGTCTGAATAACCTCGTCCTTTGTGACCCGGACGAGCTGTTGCCACTTGCGGTCGGCCCACGCGTCGCAGCCGGTGATTGTGCCACCATTCTCCTGCCCGATGCAGTATCGCAGCAGGCAGAGCCATGTGGCCCGCTGGGTCGGATCGCTTCCGAGGAAGTTCTCCGAGTCCAGCGTTTGAATGCTTAAGTTCAGCCAGTTCATGTTGGATCAGAATGGAATGTCGTCTTCGTCGTCGAATGAGTTGGTGACCGGTGCTTGGGGCGTCGGCTGCGGCTTGGGTGCGTCCCAGTCCATGATCTTGGCGTTGCCGAGGATCGGGCCTTTCTCCCCTGCTGCCTTGCGTTCGCGAGGTAGTTCTTGGGCGATGAAGCCGTGGTATCCGTATTGGTCGGTTTCTCCCACGATCTTACCGGCTCTCAACTCATCCTCGTCGATTCTGAGTTTAAGCATGAGCGGCAGATACTTTTCTCCGTTCTTGCCGTGGTAAAAAGCGGTCTTGTCGATCTTGCTTAATTTAATGCTGATGCTGATGTCTTTTTTCATGTTGTTATGGGGTTGGGGGTTAGTGATTGGTTATGAGAAACTTTCATCCCATGCTTGAAGATCATCAGCAACCTTACGCAGAGCAGCGCAAATTACCTCAACATCACCAATATCTTGTGAGGATGCTTGCGCCCAAGAAAAAACCTCATCCCATTCAATTAAAACATCTTCCACCTCATCGGGATCAGTGTCTTCTAATCTCACCATTGCGATGATTCCTTTTTGGGCAAAGTGAAGACCAACGCTTCGGATATCTACATCGACATCAATTATTTTTTCTTCAGTTTCAGTTTTTCGTATTTTCATAGGGGTGAATGTTGAATGGTGAATGGCGGGACGATGTGGCCACATCTTTTCGGCGTCCGGGTTTCCAAGGTTGCGGGGTGGCTTCGTGCTTCTCCACCATCCCCTCCCGACCTCGATGTGCTGGCGGCTGGAAAATCCTACCCAAACCAGTCATCCGTGTCGCGATGCCGCCGCCATTCACCAAAGGTTTTCAGTGCAGCGTCGGGATGTCGTCCTCGAAGTCGAAGTACTCGCTGATTTCCTGCATGATCGCATTGTGAACAGCGCCTTGGATCTGGATTTGATCTGGATCTTCGTTGTGCTTGTGGGCTCGGTGCCATCCGTATTTGATGCCGTTCTCGACGGCTTCTGATAGTACTCGATATGTTTTCGGTTTCATGTTTATGGGGTTGGTATGGGTGAGATTGAAATCTTGATGCCGGGCTGATCGCCCCAGTATTTCGCGACACGGAGGTCGGCGACCTGTCCGTCATCTGC